GATGATCGGATCGGCTGGCCGCATGCCTTCGCGTCTTGCCTGGGCGACACGGTGGGCGCCATAGGCCAAGGGCAGGCCCAGGGGCTTGTCGAGGTTCAGGCCGCGTTGTCCCATGGCTTGGCCTCCTTGATCGCTGGAGCCAACTTCACCGCAGCTGCGCGGGCTCGGCGATCTGCCACGACTGTGCAGATCCACGGCAATGGCTTGCCGATTCGCTTTTGGACGGCCTCACGAGCCACCACCTCGAGTTCTTCGGGGCTCATGCCTTGCTCGACCATCGCCCGGTACACGGGGTCTGCGGTGTTGGTGGTTGCGAGGTTGATGCCTGCCCGTTTCAGGGCGTTGCCGCAGGCTGCGAAATTGGCTTGCACCTCGCTCTCGGAGAGAACGAAGTTCTCCGAAGATGAAGATGAAGAAGAAGATGAAGAAGAAGGGGGGGGTTTTAAGTCGCCTGTAAGGGGGGTTTCTAATCCCCCCTCTTGTGCCTTTGGCCTACCCCCCTTTGATCCGTGTTCAGCACCCTTAACGCCGTGCTCAGAACCCGCCTTGCCACCTGCTGCGCGTGCGTTTCTGATGCGCTCGTCGTCCACCATGCGCTTGCTGTAGATGGTGCCGTTGTCGAGCTTTCGAGCGACGCCGTTCTCGAGCAACTCGTCAAGCAGCTTCTTGACCTGGGGTGGCGTCACACCAATCTGACCGGCGATCTTTGCGGGCGTCATGGGGGCGCCATTCAGGGCCAAGTGCCCGTATGGATCGCACTCGTGCATGACGCACATCAAGTCAATCCACAGGCCGCGAGCAGCCAGAGAGCAGGCGCGCAACTCCACATCCTTGCGCCAGTCGCCGGGGTAGAACTGGAAGGCTGGGCGCTTCTTGATCTCGGTGTCTTCGCTCACATCGCCCCCAACTCAAACACCGACCGAACCGCCACAGAGTGGTCAAGGCACCATTGGCCAGCAGGTCGAACGATCTGCACGACAGGAGCATCGAAGCCAGGCATGTGCCGCGCTTCAAAGTCGTTGCTGACGTGCTCGCGTGGAATGAAGTGCTTGTGCGTGGCCTTGTGCAAAGCCTCGCGGGCCTGCTCCATGCGATCAGGCAGGCACCAAGCCAGCGGGAACATGGCTTCATCCAGCCGGGCCACTTCACCCGTGTCGACCAAGGCGTACAGGTGCTGGCGCGTGCAGCGTGGGCTGATCTCGATGAGCCTGGCGATCTCCACCGTGGTCGAGAACGGCACAGATCCCAGCACCGCCAAGATCCGATCCTTGCTCGGCCGATCCTGCACATGCCCGCGGGGTTTGGTGGTGCGCGTCATGCAGCCGCCCTCACCTTCGGCATGCTCAAACGCTCCAACGCCTCGATCTTGTCAGCCATCGCAGCCAGCGTGCGCGTGCTCTCGATGAACTGCCGCCGCAACTCGTCGGCTTCGTCCTTGGGTTCGATGGGCACGGGCTCGGAATAGCTCAGATCCTTGGCCACGTGCTCGATGTAGGCATGACACCCGCGCTCACGGGCCAAGCGGGCAATCAGCAGCACTTGGTCGGGCGTCAGGCGCTCAGCCTTGCCTTCGTTCAGGCAGTTCAGCAGGTGGCGCTGGGCTGCATCGACGGTCTTCTCGGGCCACACCTTGTGGCCCACTTGCTTGGAGCCACCGGCAGCCTTGACGCACTCGATCAAGCAGTCGGTGAGGGTTTCAAACTCGGACATTCGCAGACCTTCCGAAATTGTTTTTGTCTTTGGGAACCGTTCGGAGTGACGCCGAGCAGGCAAAAAAACGAGACTTGCGCCATGAATCAGCAAGCCTCAGTTGGTATTGGCGGCCCTGTCCAGCGGCATACGATGGCGGCTCTCACCCCAACCATCACCAAAGGACAGGACCATGGGAAACGATTCAAAGGAATTCATGCGCGTGCACGTCGTCTTGACGGGCAAGCTCAACGCAAGCAACGAAGACGGGCCCATCACGCTGCCCCTTTTGGATTGCTGGTATGCGCCCGCTTTTGCAGACGAAAGCGCACCGAGCCGTCGGCAAGACGCTCAACAGATTCGACTGGTGCTAGGTTGGCAGCAGCTATCAGATCTCGGCCAAGAGATTCAGGATCTTCTTCAGGGATGGCAAAGCCAAGGCTCAGTGCCACCGCCCTTCTCGGCCCAATAGTCAGCGTGTGCACGGTCGACCAATCGAAGCTGTCCACCTCACCCATGGCTCACCTCTTGGGCGGGGGTGGGTTTGGCAGGCAGGAACGGCAGCACACGCTCACCACGGTCGACCGAGTCGAAATACTCGATCAGCGGTTCGATGGTCTGCACCGTGGGGTTGTCGCGCTCGCCGCATGCCAACTTGCGAGGGAGCGTCTTAGCCACCCCTGCTTCGGCGGCAATGACTTCGAGTTGCGCCTGTGAAAACTGACGCAGGCGGGACAGGAGGGGGGACAGGATTGCGCTCATGCGCCCATTATTTCCCGCAAGCGGGAAGGCTGTCAACCCATTGGCGGGAAATCGCTGGAGCAGCATCCCTTTCATGGGAGAAATTAGAAACGGTGGAGATGTAAATGCCGTCAGCTCACGGGATAGCCGCCATGTCCGCACGCGAAACACTGGCAGAGAACCTGCGCAACCTTATGGATGCGCACCACACCTACAGAACGACCACAGCCATAGAGAAGGCAACGGAGGGGCGCGGGGTGAAGGTTGGGAAAAGCACAATTGATCGCGCCTTAAAGTGTCAGACAACACTGAACCTCGACTACATCGACGCCATCGCCAGCATCTACGGCCTGGACGCTTGGCAGTTGCTTGCGCCCGGCCTGGCGCCCAAGAATCCGCCGGTATTGAGGTCAGTTGGCGAGGTGGAGGACAAGCTATACAAGCGGATTGGCGAACTGGCAAAAGAGATAGCGACGCTGCAAGGTGGCGCAGATGTATGACGCTGGCTTTTTTGTGTCGGCCACGCTTCGCCGCCTGCTTGTGCGGCTAGATCGACATGCAGGGGAGTCGAAGCAAGAGCGAGCAGCATTTCTTGTTGCAGCCGCAGGGGCCCTGCTCTGCCTTACGTCAGTGCTCCTGCTTGACTATCCACTGGAGAGGTCAATCGACACGCTGATTTCAGTGGTGGAGCTTGGAAGTTGGGAGGCCAGGCAGCATCCCGTGCTTGCTTTGATTTCTCGCCTCACCCTTGCCGCCGCCGCCCTTCGCCTGCTGTGGGCTCCCGCCGCTAAGTTCATCACCAAGAACAACGCAAAGGCCGAGCGAAATGCGGTCTCGGCCTGCGATCTGCACTTCAAGTCACCTTCGGCGGCGCTCAGCTACGCCTGCGAATTCTTGACGTGCGGTCGAGGTGATGGAGACATGATTGTTGGGATCGCAACAAAGATCACGGATGACATCATTTCGATTGAGGCCGCCAGCAAGGGTGGGCCAGTTTTTGCGATTGCCAAAGCCCAGTCCGGGCCAGTCAAGAACCCCGAAGAATGCATAGGCCAGTTGTGCGCCGTGGTTGTTGGCCCCTACGTCCAAGAGGCTGGCCTTTACGCCATGCTGGGGGTAGCCCTGCTTGAGCCCTCTTATGGCGCCTCAGGTTGGAAGGTTCGAAGACCACTCTAGCGCCCGACTAGCCCGCTTCGGCGGGCTTTTTTTCGTCCTTAGAAACCCATCAGCGGGAACTTTTTTGTAACAGCTTCCCGTTTGTGGGTTGACATTGTTCCCATTTACGGGAATACTTCACCCATCGCAACCCCACACCGGGAGCAAGCAATGGGACTGATGACCGAACCAATCGACCGCCGCGACCGCACAGGCGCCGATGTCGAACAAGCCCGCGATTCCGCCGACGAGCAGTACACGCAGATCGGCCAAGAACTCGCCGAATCCATGCGCCTGGCTTTGTCCGGTTGGCGCTCCACGGTGCCCAGCTGGCGCAAGAACCACCACGGCCAACCCATCGAATACGAATCCATCGTGGCCGATGAAGTCAGTGAGGCTCTGTGCCACTTGGCCCCGATGCACGCGCTGATGATGGCCTTGAAGGACAGCGCCTGCCCCCTCGTCGCCAAGTTGCGCAAGGCGGTGAACGACCGGTACGTGCTGGGCACGGTCGAAGGCATCGACGAAGCGAGGACGGCATGAAGACTCGCTCTATCTGCGTGCCATGCCGCGCCATCACCACGATCACGCCTCGTCATCTGGCCTCGCAAGCTCCCACGCTGGAGATCGAGGTCGAAGTGAGCGACGACCAACTCGTCGAAGCGCTGGCCAACTTGCTTGAAGGCATCGACAGCAAGAAGGCGATGGAGTTGATCAAGCGCGCCGACTCGGACTTGTTCGAGTTCATTGGCCAAGAGGCTGTGAGTGTGGCTGCCGAGCACAGCTTTGAGCGCACTTGCGGGGTGACGGCATGAACCGCATCGACCGCCTCGTCGTTCGCGCCTTCGTGGCGTGGCAGACCTTCACCGTGCGCTGCGGCTTGGCCTGCACCCGCCTTGCCTGCGCCCTGCCCGCTGACCGGGGCACGCAAGACCGCGCCATCTATTCCTGTCTGCTGGCCGCCGTGGTGCTGCTGGCTGTGCTCGGGCATGTGGAGGGCTGAGCGATGAGCCGCGAACCCTTGACCACCGACGAACTGATCGCCGCCGTGAAAGAGATCTCCGGCCTTGCTGTGCTCGTCGCCCTGGCAGCCATTGCCTGGATCGAAGCAGGCATGCCCGCCATTCATTCGATGGGCTGAGCCCGAGGACACCATGAACGAACCCACCATTCCCTTGGGCATGCACTTCGACGTGCCCGCCGACAAGTACCACGCAGACCCAGGCGTCAGCAACTCGATGTTGTCAGCCCTGGCCAAGTCTCCCGCGCACTGCTGGGGCCTGTACCTCGACCCAATGCGCCCCGAAGTTGAGAGCACCGACTCGATGAAGCTGGGCACGCTTGCTCACTGCGCGATCTTGGAGCCCGACGAGTTGCTCAAGCGCTACGTGATCAAGCCCGAGGGCATGACCTTCTCGACCAAAGAAGGCAAGGCGTGGCGTGAGGCCGTGCCCGCTGGCCTGGAAATCATCTCGGGCGACGATCTGGAGCGCGTCAAAGCCCAACGCGCCGCCGTGATGCGTGTGGGCGCCCTGGCTGATCTCCTGCGTGAAGGCAAGTCCGAGGTGTCGGTGTTCGCCAAAGACGAAGCCACTGGCCTGCGCATCCGCTGCCGCACCGACTGGCTACGCCGCACAGGCCCTCGCCGCGTCAAGGTGCTGGACATCAAGACCATCAGCGACTTGACCCACGACAGCGTCATGCGCGCCATCGGCGCCTATGGCTACCACCGCCAGCAAGCTCATTACACCGGGGTTCTGGAGGCTGCCGGCTGGGAGGTCGACGAGTTCGTGTTCGGCTTCGTCAGCAGCAGCTACCCCTATGTTGCCGCCGCCTTCGTGCTGGACGACGACAGCGTCAGCCAAGCACATGACGAGGTGGCCGAACTGCTGACGCAGTTCTCGGGCTGCCTGCGCATGAACAACTGGCCCGCCTTTGGCGATGGCTACCAACAAACCACGCTGCCCAAGTGGCTCAAGCGCTCCAACGAAATCGAGGTGTCCTATGTCTCTTGATGTCTCCGACCTGCGTCCGACCATCGTCCCCAAGTCTGACCAACTCAACGCCGACCAACTGGTGGCCGGGCCCATGACCGTGACCGTGTCCGAGGTGCGCGTCAGCAGCAGCGACGGCCAGCCCGTGGTCGTGCACTACCAGGGCGAGAACGGGCGTCCCTTCAAGCCTTGCAAGACCATGCGCAAGGTCATGGTGTTCGCCTGGGGTGAAGACGGTCGCAAGTGGGTGGGCCGATCCATGACCCTCTACAACGACCCCGCAGTGAAGTTTGGCGGCGCTGATGTGGGCGGCATTCGCATCAGCCACATGACCGACATCGACCGCGATGTACAGGTGTCGCTGGCCGCCACCAAGGACAAGAAGGCCTTGCACGTGATCAAGGTGCTGCGCGTCACCAGCCTGGGCGATGTGCTGGCAGCCATCAAGGCCGCAAGCAACCGCGAGACGATGAACAAGGCCAAAGCCCTAGCCAAGCAGCTGACCAACCAAGCCGACATCGACGAAGCCTTGAAGGCCTATGCCCGCCGCGTGGATGAGCTCAGCGGGAAGGCCGCGACCACACAGCCCACCGCCTTTGACCTGGCCACCAAGCTCAAGCAGATCGAAGACTGCCCCGACATCGAAGCCCTGCAAGTGCTGTGCGACGAGGCCGAACTGATGCCCGAGGGCGAAGACAAGGCCTCTGTGATGGAAGCGCTGACCAAGCGCGACAACGAGCTGGCCGCGCAATGACCCTCACCACCCACATGGCCGCCTATGCCGACGAGGTGGCCAACCAAGACCCGAGCAGCACGCGCCTGGTGCTGGCCCAACGCGCATACATGGCCGGCGCCATGCAGGCCGCGCTGCTGCTCAAGACCGCAACGCCCGAGCAAGTGATCGCCGAAGTGGTGGCCTATGGCCGCACGGTGGGCACGAGCTTGGAGACGGCACGCATCCCCGACTGATCAACAGAGAGAAAGACCGCCGCATGACATTCGAGCTCAACAACACCTCCGCCAAACTGACCAGCGTGACCCCGCGCACCGAAGTGCATGGCGACGAGCGCGTGTTCGCCATCAGCCTGGGCATCCAGATTCGTGGCGCGAACACGCTGCTGGACAAGCTCTCGCCCGGCCTGCGCGAGACGCTGTACAAGGCTGTCGATGATCAGGATGAACTGCCCGAGGTCGAGTCCGTCACGCCGCTGCTTCGATCCAAAGGCATCGACCAGATCGCGCTGAACAAGTCGCTTGAAGGCTGGACGATCAACATCGACCACGGCATCGACGAGAACGAGCCCATCACCCTGGGCGGCTGCAGCATCAAGAAGTTTCGCGTGGTGCCGCATGAAGGCGGGTCGATCGATCTGTCGTTCTCGGTGGGCTCCAACGACATCGACGCCACCGAGGCGGGCTTGCTGTGTTCGCATCTGAGCCAAGAGATTGTCGTCACGCTAACGGCGCCTGTCGCCAAAGAACCGGCCATCGACGGCACCACCGAAGCATTCCAGCGCGACACCGGCACCAGCCCGGACGATCTGACGGGAAACCTGTTCGACACATCAGCAGCACCGCAAGACGCGACCGGCGCCTTTGTTCGTGCCCATGGCGATGACGGCGACGAGGTCGAACAATGAGCCGCCGAGCCCGCACCCGAGCCAATGCCCACCCATGACCCACCCCAAAGCAAAGTCACCCATAAGTTCCGGCTGGCGCGGAAACATCAACGGCCACATTGAGGGCACTGGTTCCTATATCCAGGCCACCGAGGTGACCCTGAGGCTGGACCGAGAAACCGCATGGGCCCTGTGCAACCTTTTGGGTGAAGAAACCATCAAGGAGAACGCTGGGGCTGTTGACAAGAAACAAGGCGAAGCATTGAGCGCCCTAGGCGCTGCATTGGCCCGTTTCATTGACCACCCATCCGCCAACAACGGCGGACGCGAGATCATCAAATGACCCACCCCCAAGTGCTCAGTGATGAGCAGATTTTGAGCATCGGCGCAAAGAACAGCGAACCTTTGCAATTTGGCCGCGAGTTCTCTGAGGAACAGTGGTTCAACGCTGCCCGCGCCATCGAATCCGCCACCCTTGAGGCGGTGGCCGCGCAAGAGCCCTTCGGCTACTTCCGTGCGCTGCCGTTCGGCTGGGAACAGTGTGCAGAAACCGATGAGGGCGCTGTTGCGCTGTATGAGCGGCCATCCCCCACCCAGCCACCAGCACAGGCAGACGCCATCAAGGCCGAGCTAATCGACGAGCTGACCATTTGCCGCCACGACCTTGCCCGATTGGCTGCTGAGTTGCGCCAGAGCGTGACAGTGCCCGGCGCAGAAACGATCCTTGATGAAGACGACGAGGCCCTTTGCCAGTTTGAAGAATCCCGTGTTGCGCGTTTGGATGCGCTGATCGCACGGGCCACCACCGGAGGCCAGCAATGACCGAAGCACTGAAGCAAGCCGCACAGCAGGCGATTGAGGCATACGAGGCATTTGGCGAGGCCGATGATGTGCCAACCCTTCTCGCCCTTTCGGGGAAGATCGAGGCACTCCGAACCGCCCTCACCCAAGCCACGGCCAGCGAGCCGGACGGATTCGGCGACTTCGATGTGTTGCAGATCACGACCGCCTATGAGCAAGGCTTCGGCCACGCTTTCCGCGACGAACTGAGCAACCCGTACCCAGCAGGCCAAAAAACACACACAGCCTGGCAGTACGGGCGCGACGAAGGCAAACGCAAGCACACAGCCCAGCCCGCCCCTGCCAAAGCAGAGTGGCATGACGGCACCCGTGGACCATTCGACGGCGCGCCAATGTCTGCTGACAAAGCCGCTTTCTTCATGCGTCGATTCAAGCACGAGGAAAAGCTGCTTGGCCCCAACGAGCAGGCGGCAATCGATTTTGTGCTGAAGATGCTGGAGCCCGCCCCTGCCGCGAGGCCGATGACGGATGATCAGGTTTGGCACAACGAAGCACTCATGAGCGCGAATGGCATCGTCGGGTTCCAGATGGATGCCCTGATGCGTATTGTCCGAGCGGTCGAAGCCCACCACCGCATCGGTCAGCCTACCGCCCCTGCTGTGCCTGCCGAGCAATGGGAAACCTCACCGATGGGCGGCGAACAGTGGGAAACCTCGCCAATGGGTGGGGAGCAATGGGAAGTGTCGCTGCCTGATTCGTCGCTCTCAGCCGCCCCGGCTGCTGTGCCTGCTGTGCCGGAGGATGTGGCGAAGAATGCCGCCCGGTATGTGTGGCTGTGCACCGCACTTGGCGAAACACAGTTGCCGACGCTGATTGAGCGCATCACGCAAAACTACGTGGCCGACTACAAGCCCAGCATTGGTGCAGCCATCGACAGCGCAATGATGCTTACCTCCGCCCCCACGAGCACGAAGGGAGAGGTGTGATGCCAGTCTACGTTGACAACATGGCCGCCAAGTTTGGCCGCATGGTGATGTACCACATGGTCGCCGACACCGACGAGGAACTGCACGCCATGGCTGGGCAGATTGGCGTGGCCAGGCGCTGGCACCAAAAGGCCGGGACGCCTCACAGCCACTACGACATCTGCAAGTCCATGCGTGTCAAGGCTGTCGAGTTGGGTGCCATCGAAATCGGAAATGCCAAGCTGGCGGAAATCATCAGAGCCAAGCGGGCCGCAGCAAGCGAAGGGGTCAAGCCATGAGCACTAGACCGCAAAACTGCGGCGCGGGCTATTGCTCCTGCATCGAGTGCATTTGCCCTGAGCAACCCACCATCCGCATGCAGCCACGCGACGAGACAGCCGCACGCCTTGAGATTGAGCGGGCAAAGCGCCTGCTTGAGTCGCACGGCTGGACTGTCACTGCGCCGGAGAGCGTGGGGTGTGAATCAATTGGGCAGAGGGACTAACCCCAGCGGTAAGGGGCGGCGCGAAGCGACGTCCCTTTGACCAACGTGTTAGGCCTGGCAGCCACCATGCCCAGGGCCTGGCGAGAACACACGAAGCCGGGGCTACAGGCCCGGGCGCTTTGACAACCGAGCAGGGCCGCAGGCCTTGCGGATAGGAGCAACATGGACCAAACCACCAGCGAAGGCAAGACCGTGCTGGACGTTTGCTGCGGCGGCCGCATGATGTGGTTTGACCGCCAGCACCCGGCCGTGGTATTCGGCGACCAGCGCCGCGAGACCCTGACCGTGACAGACCGCTCGCATGGCCGGGTTGACGGCACGCGTGAGCTGCGCATTGAGCCTGACACGCTGCTGGACTTCCGCGCCTTGCCCTACCCGGACGAGAGCTTCTGGCACGTGGCATTTGACCCGCCGCACCTGGTGCGCGCTGGACCCAAGAGCTGGCTGGCGGCCAAGTACGGCAAGCTGGGCCCGGACTGGAAAGAAGACTTGCGCAAGGGCTTCAGCGAGTGCCTGCGGGTGCTCAAGCCGCACGGCACGCTGGTGTTCAAGTGGAACGAGACCCAGATCAAGGTGGGCGAGGTGCTGAAGCTGCCACCACAGCCCCCCATGTACGGCCAGGTTTCGGGCCGTGGCCACATGACCCACTGGCTCGTTTTCATGAAGGCCTAACACTACGTTGCACGCGGACGCCTTGCGGCGCCGGTGAACTCTGGGTTAGGCCTGTGGCCACAACGACGAGAGGAACACATGCAGACAAACGAATGGAAGCCCATTTCAACAGCACCGCGAGATGGCAAAACGATCCTGCTGCGCTTTGGGAGTGATGGCGAAAGCCAGGGCATGTATGTGCCCACGCTGAAGCCCTACCCATGGAAATTCATCGATGCTGACGGCCCTGTGTGGCTCGTCAATCACGCAGTTGATGGCCCCGGTGGGCCAAGCCACTGGGCAGAGTTCCCGGAATACCGCAAGGCATCAGGGGCCTAACCCAGAGTGCCACTGGTGCCGGGGCGATGGCATGGACCCCTATACCGACTACCTTTTACCGTGCCCATATTGCCAAGGAGAGCAACGACCATGAGCAAACCAAAACCAATTGCACAAGTTGTGGCAGTTGAACCGGCTGGCCCTGATGGGCACGGCGTGAACTGGCTGGGCGGGAAGCCGCCAAAGCCTGGCGATCTGCTGTACCGCGCTGAAGACATCAATCGGGGGTGCGCAGGGCTGCGCGAGGCAGCACAAAACGCGCTGGTAACCCTTGATGGCATCGCCGATACGAACCCGCGAGACACGGCTGATTTTGAGACTCCAGCCGAATGGATTGCGTGGGCTAAGTCCCGTGCCCGCTGGGCTGCTGACGCGCTGCGCTCACCTGTTGCTAAGGAGATTTACGCCGAGCGCATTCTGAAACAAATGCTGGATGAGGCCCAGCGGGTCGAGAAGACGTGCGCAACCTGCGGCTTCGTTGGGCAAGAAGAACCCGTGAAGGGTTGCCCGAAATGCGGGTTTGATGACATGCGAGCCAAAGCCGCAGAACACCGCGACGGAAGGCTTTCGGCGCTTGAAGATGTTGCTGTTCTGCGAGGTGAGCGCGGCGTACTGGTGCGCCTGCTGGTGGAGGCCGACAAAGTGCTGGGCACGTTGGAGGGCGAGAGCACTGACGAGCAGGCAATGCTGGAAGGGCTGCGCCGCCAGATTTTGGCAGCTACCGCACAGCACAGACCGCAGGAGGCCGACCTGCTTTCTGTGCGCGCAGGTCTTGAGGCCTAACCCAAAAGTTAACCGGCGGGCGTGCGAAGCATGCACGTCCGCGTTGAACGGAGAGTTAGGCCTGGTGGCAGATGCCCAGGGCCTGACCCAACCACAAGCCGGGTGCACAGCACCGGGCGCCTAGTTTGAGCCTGCGAAGCGGGCGGAAAGGAACGAGATGAGCAGACTCACCGACAACGACAAGCACCTTGGCAAGTCAATCACCTATGGCCGCACTACTTGGCGTGCGCTTCGCCTTGTGTTCAGCAGCGGCGGCGGGACTGATGGCTTCAAGCACAACCATCTGATGGCCTACGCCTTGGGGCATGTGGTTCGCATCAAGCTGCCCACTCTGATGCAGCCGTGGCGCCGCAAGATCAAAGCCACCACATGGGATGCCGCGACCATTGAGCGCATGGGGCGGGATTGGTACTTTGATGAGCACCCCCGTGAATATGGCTTCAGCCTGAACGAGGGCTTCGTGCAGATCTTTCATGGCGCCCAGACCCACGACAGCGACACAACCAAGTCGTGGTGCACCCATCTACCTTGGACGCAGTGGCGCCATGTGCGGCACAGCTACTTCGATGGCAAAGGCAAGCACTTCTTCACCGAATGGCAGCAACCCCGAGGCTTCAAATTCAAGGACTCATGGCACGCAACGCGTGCAGCCGAGCAGGCCTGCCCATCTGCCGCCTTTGACTTTGACGACTATGACGGGCAGCGCATCACGGCGACATGCAAGGTCGAAGAACGCGAATGGCATTTCGGCGAAGGCTGGTTTGCATGGTTAAGCCTGTTCCGCAAACCGAAGATCAAGCGATCACTCAGCATTGAGTTCAGCTCCGAAATGGGTCCGGAAAAGGGCTCATGGAAAGGCGGCACGCTGGGGCATGGCATTGAGATGCAGGCAGACGAAGCGCCGGAGGCTGCATTCCGCCGCTACTGCGAGCAAGAGCACCACAGCAAGTACCGCCCATTCCGCATCACGTTCGTGGGACCGGCCCAGCCTGAGCGCCAGAAAGAAGAGGCCTAACCCAAAAGTTAACCGGAGACCGCCCGCAAGGGTGGGCGTCCGGTTGAACGAAGAGTTAGGCCAGGTGACAAGCACCTGAGCCTGACCACCACCACAAGCCGATGCCGCAGGCATGGGCGTTTTCAACGAGCCGGGCAGCGCCTGGCGGAAAGGTACGAGATGAGCAACCAAACCGAGAACACCTGCTGGCGCTGCCGCACAGATTGCACACCAGTGGCCAACCTATGCGCAGACGAGCCCGACGCAAAGACCAAAGCGCCAGCCAGCTTTGTGTGTGTTGGCTACAACCGCCCGAAGGACCGCGCCGTGCCCCAGGACCGATTCACCTTGTGCTGGAAGAACAAGGCGGTGGATGAGCGAGGGCACTGGGACAAGCGCGACCTGCTGGACACCATGAGCGTGATCGCTCAAGCCCTGAGCACTGACGAAAACATCAAGGTGTCGAACAAGTTCAGCGAGCACGACATGCAGCACGTGGACATGGTCTGAATTGGGGGCCTAACCCAGAGTTCACCGGCGCCGCAAGGCGTCCGCGTGCAACGTAGTGTTAGGCCTGTGGCCACAACGACGAGAGGAACACATGCAGACAAACGAATGGAAGCCCATTTCAACAGCACCGCGAGATGGCAAAACGATCCTGCTGCGCTTTGGGAGTGATGGCGAAAGCCAGGGCATGTATGTGCCCACGCTGAAGCCCTACCCATGGAAATTCATCGATGCTGACGGCCCTGTGTGGCTCGTCAATCACGCAGTTGATGGCCCCGGTGGGCCAAGCCACTGGGCAGAGTTCCCGGAATACCGCAAGGCATCAGGGGCCTAACCCGATTTAGACAGCACCCCACCGCTGGATAACACGGCTGTTACAGGCGCCAGCGCCGCCTAACTCAGAACACGCGGCGCTGGTAAGTTACCGCCACCAAAAGGAAAAGCGCCAAAATACCCGGATTCAGCCGGTGTTATCCAGCAGCAGTTACACCGTAACAGCCGCAGCGGCCAGCGCCTCCAGCTTGTCGCTCAGTTTCTCCAGCCAGGCCAACCGCTCAGCGTCATAGCTGTAGAGGTTGTAGACCCCCACAATGCCCGGCTGCACGTGCCCCAGCAACGCCTCGCCCACATCGTTTTGGCACCCCATCGACGCTACCAGCGTGCGCGACGATCTGCGCAGGTCATGAGGCGCCCACAGTGTGATCGGGCACCGTGCACGCGGCGCTTCAGGTCGCGTTTGCGAATAGGGCATCTGGTACCAGACCGCCACACCCACCGCCCGCTGATCGATGTGCGGCAGCCGAGTCCCCTTTCGGCCATTGGCGAACAGGTAACCACCTGGTGACGCAGCCAGGCGCCGCTTCACCACATCTTTGGCCCGGCCGACCAGCGGCACGCGCAGGTCAGTGGCCACCGCCACATTGGCGTTCTTGGTTTTCGCCTTGGGTAGCTGCCACCACAGCACAGCGCCCTCCTGGCGGATCTCATCGGCATGCATCGAGACAATCTCGGCACCCCGGCACATCGTCCACAGGTAGAGCACCAGAGCGTCTTGCGTGTTGCGTGGGTAGTTCGGCAGCCAGTTGATCAGGGCACCGATCTCTTTTTCATCCAGCACCCGCTTCTGGTTGACCACCTCACCAGCCACAAGCCGCCCCTTGGTGCGCAGCTTGCCCCGCAAGATCTGGCGCCACCAGTTCGGCACATCGTCGCTCAGTCTGCCTGAGTCATACCCATGATCCCAGGCGCCGCCCAGCTCGGCCCGCAACGCCTTGGCCACCACCGGGGTGGCCGAGTACGCCATGATCAGGTCGAACGCCACCGACCGCGTCACCGCCGCAGGTGCCAGCTCAGCGATGGGCGCCAGCATGGTGTCGAACAATCGGCCCACCTCGGTGCGGCCCTTTGCCTTGCGGCTCAGCTTGAGCGAGACCAAGTAGCTGTCGCACAACTTCCTGACCGTGAAAGCCTCAGCCTCACGCGCCCGCTTTGCAGCCTGGGCCGCCTCCGCGACCTTGGCGCGATCGGCACGCTTCGCCGCCCCAGGGTCAGCGCCTGCCGCCTTCGTGGCGCGCTGCTCACCCCAGGCCGCCAGGGCATCGCCCCAGGTCATGGCAGGCCATTCGCCCAGCTTGACCTGCTTCATGAGCGTGCCTGACTTGTACCTGTACACCCAGGTTCTGCGCGTTGCAGATGCGACCAAGCGCAAGCCAGGGGCCTCGCTGTAGGTAAGATGCGCCCCAGGCTGCAGGGCGCGTGCTGCGCGTGCGTCGAATGGCATGGCGTAGGTTTTTCAGGCTTAGGTTTTTGGGTGGCGTAGGTTTCGCGCCGAGTATGCCAAAAAGCTACGCCAAAAAACCGAAAGCGCACGAAAACAGCCGAAAGCGAACGACAAGAACCAAGCGCCACACCGAGAACTTAACCCGTTGTTTTGATTGATGAATCCCGCAAGAAAACAAAAAAATCAAGCACTTGCGGCGGGTAATTTCCACCCCCACACGCCCATGATGCATCGGTCTGTTTGCCCCATGAGAGCCCCAGGTGAATCCTGAAAACCTACGCCAAAACCTACGCCCATGAAACGCAAAAAAAGCCCCTCGGAACCCGTGAGGGAACCGAGTGGTAACGCACTGCACCGCAGGAGACTCTTTTGTCACTGTGTGGCCTGCCACTGCCGCCTGAGCAGCTTGCGGCAGGCCATCAAGGTTTCACCCGTGTCGTGGGCTGAGGTGGCAAACCGGGCGAGATCAACCCGAGCCTCACCATCGAGGACGACAAGATCCGCTCCAGCCAGCCCGGGTAATCCGGGATCTCGCTGTCCATCACCGCCGCCGGCGGCTTGGGGAAGTTCGGGCCCGCATCGACCACCAGCACCGGGGAGGGGGCGGGCGAGCTGGCGCAACCGGCCAGCCAGACCAGCAGAACGCTCATCAGCATCACTGAGATTCTTTTGCAGCACATCGATCACCTCCGTCTGTTGAGAAATCAGCGCGGCATCTGATGCCCGCGCCGCCGCCACCCGGGCCACCGCCACCGCGTTGGCATTGGCCTTGTCGGTGGCGCACTGCGCGGCCGCACGGGCCGCATCAGTGGCCGCCTCAGCAGCCGCTGCCCGAACGCTGGCCAGCTCCAGCCGCTGCCCGACCGCCAGCACACACAGGAACACGATCACGCCAGGAAGCAACCAGCCGGGCAACCCGCCCAGCAATTGAAGTAGCTTGCTCATGGGTCAATCTCCGTACAGCCAGCGGCGCACACGCAGCCAGTGCGTGGGCCAGGTTTCAGGGTGCGGCTTGCCAGGCCGCCAGGTGCGCTGATAGATCTGCCAGCCGAGCTGCTGTTGGTTCGGCTCAGGCATCGGGCCAGCATCGGTCCACAGCAGCAGGCGAGCAAAGGCAGCGGCCAGCACATCGTCGGTTTCCAACGCCCGCCATACCGAAGCCGGGTCAGCAGGCACCCCACGGTCAGAGCATACCGACCGGGCCAGCTCAGCCGTTGCCGAGTGCTCGAGCACGCCCTTGACACCGCCTGCACGCTCAAACTGCCACAAGCCGCGCGCCGGGCCTTTACCGCCACCGTTCACGACTTGGGCGCGCAGCTGCAGCTTGCTTTCCTGCAGCCCCATCACCAACTGCTGGTGCCACGCTTGCGGCGACCCCATGGCAGGGGGCAGCAGCACCAGGGCGGGGGCGAGGGCCTTGTCCCACACCTCCTGCAAAAGTGGGTCATTGGTTTTCATGGGGAGCCCCTTTGCTGTGCGGTGGCCACCACGGCTCACCATCGAGAATGCCGCGCAGCTGCCTGCCACGCACCACCACCACATAGGCCACCGCGAGCGCGAAGGCCTGCGTTGGCAGGCTATCTGGTCGCCCAGCCAAGCCCAGCATGGAAAACCATGCGCCCCAACAAAGCAGGCCCACAACGCCCAGGCGCAGCAGGAGGGGGGAGCGCTTGTCCACCCCGCCCACAGCCAGCGCCAAAGCACCGCCCACAATCGCCACCCCCAGGCAGACCTGCAGCCAGGCCAAACACTGCGCAACCACTGCAGTCATTTGCCACCCCCGTCTGCATTGCCACCATTACCAGCAGCAGAACCCCCACCCCCCACGCGGGAGCGCAAGGCGCCCAAGGCCAGGGGCAGGAGGGCAGGCACGCCCAGCATCGCCAGCAGCAAAGTGGCGAATGGGTCGCAGGCATCAGCAGAAAGCCGCAGGGCAGGGTCGGAGATCAAACCATTCAGCAGGCCCACCATGACCCGGCCTGCAGGCGTGCCGCCCCAGATACCCAGGCCCATGGAAAGCGCCAAAGCCAGCGCAGCAGCCAGCAGGCTGCGCACCGTCAGCTGCATCTTGTCTTGCTGGCTCACGCTGACGGTGGCGCCAAGTACTGACGCCAGCACCATCGGGGCAGGCACCCCCATGGCCGTGGCTACGACCGCCAGGCAGGAGGTCGCGGCTGTGCATGCCGCGAGTGCGGCAGAAGTTGGTTCAGGCATTCACGCTCCCTGGCATGAAAAAGCCCGGCACACGGCCGGGCTGGTTGTGGTAAGCGACGGGGTTAGATCTCGTGGCTCAACCAGCGCAGACGTTCCTGTTCCGAGAGGCCGGGGCAGGCACGCGACGGGCGACCAGCGTTAAAACCTCTGCCCGTGTCGCTTCGGGCGAGAGGGGTAACGCGGTTAGGGTTCTTGAATCAGCCCGCACTGGGCCTGGTCTTGCCAGTCTCCCGCCATGTCGGTTAGTTTCGACTTGCGCAGCTCCCAGTTGGCATCAGCAACGTCCTGCTGCACTGCGGCATACAGGCGCACCAGATCGACTGGCAGCGGTGCCGACTTCGTGTACTGAACGAACGTGCACACGCTCATGGCTTTGCCCCGATGATCCGCGCCAGCGTCTTTTGATCCGTCCAGATCGCCGCAAGCGGGGCCTTGGTCACGTCATCAGGCGCGCAAGCCTTGACGCGCTCTTGTGTCGTGGTAGCCGAGCTTTTGAGAAAGCAGCTCACAGCGTTGGGCGCAGCGTCCCACGTGGCCACCAGCACTTGCAGCTTGTGTGAGCCATCGGCCATCGGGCACCACTGAGACATCCAGGCACCAGCCGGAATGGTTGACCAAGATACGTCGATGTTCTTGCCCACGATGCCGCAGTTGGCCTGATTGACTGGGTACACAGTGCAGGACTTCACGATGCCGTAAACCGGGTCACCAAACGCCTTGTTGCCGCATGTGTACGTGCCCGGCTGCATGAGCTTGTACGTGTAGCCAGTGCGTGTTTTGTCCCATGACGCCGTGGCGCCGTAGGACACGACTGATGCGACATCAACCAGCAGGGGCTTGTCTTCGGCCACGGTCTGCGCCCCCACCCACAAGGGCAGGAGCAGCAGGGCCAGGGTGAGGGGGCGGGTCATGCTGCCAACGCAATGCGTTTGATCTGCTGTGCGAAATACTTGCCCAGGTACATAGAGCCGTATTCCATCGGGTGCCCCTGCAACGCACCGA